ACGTGATTGCCACCGCAAACACCAAGGGCAAGGGTTCTGATGACGGGCGCTTCATCGGCACCAACGTGCTCAACGAGGCATTCCTGGAGCGTTTCCCTGTGACCTTTGAGCAGTCCTACCCCGCTCCTGCCACTGAGCAGAAAATCCTTGAGGGGGTTGCTCTGGACCTTGGCGTGGAGGACCGTGAGTTCTGCAAGCGCCTTGTGGACTGGGGCGACATTATCCGCAAGACCTTCTATGATGGTGGTATTGAGGAAATCATCTCCACCCGCCGCCTGGTTCATATCGTTCGTGCTTATAGCATCTTTGGTGATAAGGCAAAAGCAATTCAAGTGTGTGTGAATCGCTTTGACGATGAAACCAAACAGGCATTCCTGGAACTCTACGATAAGGTTGATGCTGATTTTGTGATGCCTTCTGCTGAACCACAGTCCACAAAAGAAATGCCTTATAACTATTGACTAACATTCAGTAAACTGTTAGAATAAGAGAAGGTAAATGTGCCTTCTCTACTCTTTTATTAATGAATTGACCTTTACTATGTCTGAAACAAAAAATCATCTCTGGAAATATAACGAAGATAAAATCCTTAAAGATGTTGAAGATTATGTGACTAGCACCTATGGAAGTCACTATTGTGGTCATAATGAAGACTACAAGGATATTCAAACGATTGATCTGATGGCAGCAAAAGACCTTGCCGTTGGATTCTGTCAATCAAATATTCTTAAATATGGCAGTCGCTATGGTGATAAGGATGGTCGCAACAAACGAGACCTTCTGAAAGTTATTCACTATGCTATGCTTCTACTTCACTTTGATGGGCATTACACCCGCAAAGATAACGGTCTCTCTGAATTTCGCTGATTATTATGAAACTCTCTGATAAAACTATTACTCTTCTTAAGAACTTTTCTTCTATCAACCAATCTATTCTGTTCAAGGAAGGTAGTTCGCTTCGCACTATTTCTGTGATGAAGAACATTCTCGCAGAAGCAAAGATTGAAGAAGAACTGCCTAAGGACTTTGGTATCTATGATTTGAACCAGTTTTTGAACGGTCTCAATCTTCACCAGAATGCTGAACTCGATTTCCAGAACGATGGTTATGTTGTCATCAAGGAAGGCAAGTCTCGCTCTAAGTATTTTTTCGCGGACCCTAATGTAATCGTTACCCCTCCCGACAAATCTATCTCCCTTCCTTCTGAGGATGTTTGTTTCATTCTTGATACCAAGGAACTTGATAAACTGCTTAAAGCTGCTGCTGTGTATCAACTTCCTGACCTGTCTGTGGTTGGTGAGGCAGGTGTGGTGAAACTGGTGGTTCGTGATAAGAAGAACGATACCTCCAACGATTTCTCCGTGGTTGTGGGTGAGACTGATGAGGTATTCACTTTCAACTTCAAGGTGGAGAACATTAAGATCATTCCTGGTAACTATGAGGTTGTGATCTCTTCTAAACTTTTGTCACGATTCAAGAATACTGGGTTTGATGTGACCTATTATATTGCTCTGGAACCTGATTCAACCTTTGGATGAATATCTTCGTAACCTGCCCCTGGCCTGCTGAGAGTGCTATCTGCCTTCCAGATAAGCATATCGTCAAGATGCCCCTAGAGTGCTGCCAAATGCTCTCTATCGTGGCATCGGAAAAGTGGGGTCATGGATATGGTAATTTGTATAAGACTGACAACACTCCTTATAAAACTGACAAAGGAGCATTTCGTAATCATCCCTGCACCAAGTGGGCAATGGAAAGCATCCATAATGCTTACTGGTTAATTAAACACGGTCTTAACTTGTGTGATGAATATACGTTGAGGTATAATAAAACTCATTCGTGCTACAAGACACTAGTTGATGCCTTCTATCTTTTTCCCAAGGGGAAGATTACTGATGTAAGTCCATTTGCTCGTGCTATGCCAGATGAGTATAAACTTGACACAAGCATTGACACTTTTACTGCTTACAAGATGTATATCGCATCCAAACCTTGGGTTGCATCTAATTATCTTCGTATGCCAGAACGAAAACCTGAATGGATCTAAATTATGACAAGTGAATTTCTTTATGTGGAAAAGTACCGTCCTCAAGTGATTGATGACTGTATTCTTCCTGATGAAACTAAAAAAACATTCAAGGAGTTTGTGGCAAAAGGTGAGATTCCTAATCTCCTTCTTGCTGGACCTCCTGGCATTGGTAAAACTACCATTGCAAAAGCATTATGTAACGAACTAGGGGCAGACTATTATGTCATCAACGGATCCGACGAAGGACGTTTCTTGGATACTGTACGGAACCAAGCAAAGAACTTCGCTTCGACCGTTTCACTTACGGGATCTTCTAAACACAAAGTCATCATCATCGACGAAGCTGATAACACAGGCAACGACGTACAACTCCTACTACGGGCGAATATTGAGGCATTTTATAACAACTGCCGCTTCATCTTCACCTGTAACTACAAGAACAAGATTATTGAACCTCTTCACTCCCGATGTGCCGTCATCGACTTCACAATCAAGGGGAAGCAAAGAGTTCAACTTGCAGGAAGTTTCTTCCAACGTCTCCAAACGATCTTGGATGCGGAAAAAATTGAGTATGATGAAAAAGTTGTTGCAGAACTTGTATCCAAGCACTTCCCAGACTTCCGTAGAGTCCTCAACGAATGTCAAAGATATTCTACAGGGGGTAAAATTGACTCAGGAATTCTCGCATCATTCTCAGACATCTCCGTAAATGAACTCATTAAGAACCTCAAAGAAAAGAACTTCACAGAAGTTCGAAAGTGGGTGGTCTCCAACCTGGACAACGATGCTCCTGTCCTTCTTCGCAGGGTTTATGACGCCGCTTATGATTGCCTTGTTCCCGCATCTATCCCTGCTGCCGTTCTTGTTATTGCTAAGTATCAATACCAAAGTGCGTTCGTGGCTGACCAAGAAATTAACCTCTTAGCAGCATTGACTGAAATTATGTGTGAGTGTGAATTCAAATGATTAATGTAAAATTGTTTCGTATTGTAACTGGTGAAGAAGTTGTCGCAGAACTTGTTTCTGAAGATGATGCAACCATTACATTAAAAAATGGATTGGTGGTAATTCCTACAGGACAAAATGTAGGATTTGCTCCTTGGTCTATGGTTATTGACAAGGACAATCCCAATATAACTATTTCGAAGAATCATATTGTCTATACTGTAGAAGTTGATACTGGAGTCAATAAAAAATATAATGAAATCTATGGTAGTAAGTTGATAACTCCAGAAGATAAAAAGTTAATCCTATGAAATCTCTTAAGACGCCTTTGCGCTATCCAGGTGGCAAGTCCCGTGCTTGCGCCAAAATGGATCCCTACTTTCCAGATCTTCGCAACTATGACGAGTTCCGTGAACCATTTTTGGGTGGTGGTTCTGTTGCCCTTCATGTCACAAAGAAATATCCTTATCTTAAGATTTGGGTAAATGATCTTTATGAACCTCTGGTAAACTTCTGGCAACAACTCCAGATGTTTGGGCAAGAACTTAAGGAACATCTTTTGCATTTTAAAAGTACTTGTCCTGATCCTGATTCTGCGCGAGGGTTGTTTGATATTTCAAAGATTATTTTGAATGACCCTGTAACTGGTAGTTTTGAACGTGCTGTTAGGTTTTATATTGTTAATAAGTGCTCTTTTTCTGGTTTGACGGAAAGTTCTTCTTTTTCTCCTCAAGCATCTAACTCAAACTTTAGTGTTCGTGGAATTGAAAAACTTCCCGAATATGCCAAGTTAATTGAGAAATGGCGTATAACTAACTATTCCTATGATTACCTGATGGATGGAGAACGGAGTGCTTTTATGTATCTCGATCCTCCTTATGACATTAAGGATAATCTCTATGGGAACAAGGGATCGATGCACAAAGGATTTGATCACGATAAGTTTGCTGCTGATTGCGATTCCAACGATATGGATATGTTGGTAAGTTATAACTCGGATCAACTTGTGAAGGATAGGTTTAAGGATTGGAACGCTGCTGAGTTTGACCTTACTTATACTATGAGGTCTGTTGGTGAATATATGCGAGAGCAAAAACAACGTAAAGAATTGCTGCTATTTAATTATGGAATTGAAGGATTGGTTGAACTCGATAAATCAGACAAAGGAGAACCTGATTGAAGAAAATTTAGAACTAAAAAAAGAATATCCTCCTTACATTATTAATAAGTGCTTATCGTCTCATATTGATTCCATTCTTTTTGCAAATGAAATGAATATGAATCACCATTTGGATAAAGATATGCAATATTTGTTTTATCTAAATAGTCTTAGGAAACGGAAGAGATTTTCTCCCTGGCTCCGTAAGGATAAGATCACAGACTTAGAATGTATAAAACAATACTATGGTTATAGTAATGAAAAGGCATCTCAAGCACTGAAAATCTTGACAAAAGAACAAATTAAATTTATTAAAAAAAGACTTGATATTGGAGGATCAAAATGACTACTACGGTAGAACCTACTGTTAATTGGTCTCAGGACCAAATGGTTGAGGTAATTCTTAATGAACCTGATGACTTTTTGAAAGTTCGTGAAACTTTGACTCGTATAGGAGTTGCTTCGAGAAAGGAGAAAAAACTATATCAATCTTGTCATATTCTTCATAAGCAAGGTAGATATTTTATCGTTCATTTTAAAGAATTATTTGCTCTTGACGGCAAACATGCTAACCTTACAGTAAATGACGTTCAACGTCGCAATCGTATTGCACGTCTTCTTGCTGACTGGGGACTGATCACCGTTGTAAAGGAAGATTCTGTTTCTGATATTGCGCCACTAAATCAGATTAAAGTTCTTTCTTATAAGGATAAGGGTGATTGGATTCTTGAGCAAAAGTATAATATTGGCAAAAAGGGAAAAGCAGTAGAAACCGAATAAATAGTAGCGTGCCATTCGTGCGGCACTCTACAAAAGTCGGAACACCCTAAAAAGAGGTTCGGTTTTACCGATACCTCTTTTTTTCGTATCTTGTATAATTAATAATGGATGCCGAAAGGGTCCACACAACACAAACTCGCTTTAATAAGGAGCTACTATAATGACTAACCTCATGCGTTATACTGCGTCGGATCTTCCTGCCCTGATGGACAGAATCACACGCAATAGTATTGGAATGGACGAATACTTTGACCGTCTTTTCAATCTTCATGAAACAACTTCTAATTATCCCCCATATAACCTTGTTCAAGTTAGTAACGTAGAATCGAGACTTGAACTTGCACTTGCTGGATTTAAAAAGGAGGAAGTACATGTATACACGGAGTATGGAAAACTTTTTGTCGAAGGACAAAAGGAGGATAGAGAGTCTGATACCAACTACATCCATAAGGGATTGGCTCAACGATCTTTCAAGAGAGCGTGGACACTATCAGACGACACAACCATCAAAGAAGTTTTATTCGAGGATGGATTGTTAAGCGTTGTTCTAGGTAAGATTGTTCCTGAGCATCACGCTAGAAAGGATTATCTCTAAATAAAAATAAAAATGAAATCCTTCGACGAGTTCAAAACAATAGCATATAAGAATGCAGTTCCACATACCGTTTATAGTGGTGGTGAAACTAAAAGAGTTGGAAAAGGGAAAGCAGTTCCTGTGAGAAGTCGTTCAAGTGCTGGTGGTGATGGTGGTGATGGAGATGGCGGAGAATAAATAGTATTGAATATCGTCGGCGCGAGGAGCACCTGGCAAAATCCAGGTTGACTCCTCCTTTTTTTATTGCTAGAATAAATTGTTGGCATAGGTACTTTGATGATTAAAATAATTGCGCTATTAAATAATTTGATTTTGATTAGTAAGATTGAAGAAGTGGGAGCAGATATTGGAGAACCTGACTGTAAGTTGATTAAACCCTTTATCGTAAAGGAACCTCAACTTGAAGTACTCTCTAGAGTCTTAGAACCATTTTTAATGGGACTTACTAAACAAGATACTTTTATGATAAGTTCGGATAAGATTCTTACTCTTGCTGATCCGACACCAACACTTCTTGAAAAATATGAGGATTTGATTAAAGAATGATGCAACGCTTTTACACTAATGTTCAGTTGATTGGAAATCAGTTTTTGGTTCGTGGAGTAGAAAATGGTAAAAGGTTTGAGACTAGAGATGAGTTTTTTCCAACTCTTTATGTAAAAACTAAAAAAGATTCAAAATATAGAACATTAAATGGAGAAGCAGTTGAACCTGTGAAACCAGGAACAGTTCGTGACTGTCGTGATTTTTATAGCAAATATGAAAGTGTAGATGGATTTGAAATCTACGGAAACGACCGTTATATCTACCAATATATTTCAGAAAAATATCCAGAAGATGAAATTAAGTTTGATATTAGTAAAATCAAACTTGTGACTTTGGATATTGAGGTTGCTTCAGAAGGTGGATTCCCTGATGTAGAATCTGCTTCTGAGGAAATTCTTGCGATTACAATTCAAGATTATACGACAAAAAAGATTATTACTTGGGGCGTTAAACCATTTAATAATACTCGTAGTGATGTAACTTATCATCATTGTCCTTCTGAATATCAACTTCTTAATAGTTTTATTAATCATTGGATGGTTGATGTTCCTGATGTGATTACTGGATGGAACGTTCAGTTGTATGACATTCCTTATATTTGCAAAAGACTCAATAGAGTCCTTGGCGAAAAACTAATGAAAAGATTTTCTAACTGGGGACTTGTCACAGAAGGTGAAATTTTCATTAATGGGCGTAAGCATACCACTTTTGACGTTGGTGGATTGACACAACTTGATTATCTCGATCTTTATAAAAAGTTTACTTATAAGGTTCAAGAATCATATCGTCTAGACTATATTGCCGATGTGGAACTAGGACAGAAAAAACTAGATCACTCTGAGTTTGATACTTTCAAAGACTTTTACACAAAGGGTTGGCAAAAGTTTATTGAATACAACATCGTTGACGTGGAACTTGTTGACCGTTTGGAAGACAAGATGAAACTGATTGAACTTGCTTTGACGATGGCATATGACGCTAAGGTGAACTATGCTGATGTGTTCTATCAAGTTCGTATGTGGGATAATATTATCTACACATATTTGAAGAAAAGGGATATTGTTATTCCACCAAAGAATAAAACACAGAAAGATGAAAAGTATGCTGGTGCTTATGTAAAAGAACCTATTCCTGGAATGTATGACTGGGTAGTGAGTTTTGACCTTAACTCTCTATATCCACACTTGATCATGCAGTATAATATATCTCCAGAAACTCTCTTGGAAGAAAAACATCCAACAGTAAATGTAGATAAAATTTTGAATAAAGAACTTACATTTGAAATGTATAAGGATTATGCGGTTTGTGCTAATGGAGCAATGTATCGTAAAGATGTCCGTGGGTTTCTTCCTGAATTGATGGAGAAGATTTATAATGAACGTGTAATTTTTAAAAAGAAAATGCTTGCTGCAGAGCAGGAGTATGAAAAAACAAAAAACAAAGAGTTGGTTAAGGAAATTGCTAGATGTAATAACATCCAGATGGCACGCAAGATTCAACTTAACTCCGCTTATGGTGCTATCGGTAATCAATATTTCCGTTATTACAAACTTGCAAATGCAGAAGCAATTACTTTGTCTGGTCAGGTTTCTATCCAATGGATTATGGACAAAGTTAATTTATACTTGAATAGAGTTCTTAAAACTGAGGATAAAGATTATGTCATTGCTTCTGATACTGATTCTTTGTATATTAATATGGGTCCTTTGGTTGAAACTGTATTCAAAGGAAGAGAGAAAACTACTCAAGGCATTGTTTCGTTCCTTGACAAGATCTGTGATGTGGAACTTGAAAAGTATATTGAAAGTTCTTACCAAGAATTGGCCGAATACGTAAATGCTTATGATCAAAAAATGATCATGAAGCGTGAATGTATTGCTGAACGTGGTATTTGGACAGCAAAGAAAAGATATATTTTAAGTGTTTGGGACAGTGAGGGAGTTCGTTATGAAAATCCTAAACTAAAGATTAAGGGCATTGAAGCAATTAAGTCTTCTACTCCATCACCTTGTCGTAAAATGCTAAAAGAATCATTCAATATTATGATGAGTGGAACTGAAGATGATATGATTAAATTTATTGAAGATTCTAGAAATAAATTTAAGAAAATGTCTCCCGAAGAAATTTCATTTCCTCGCTCTGCATCTGATGTTCAAAAGTACTATTCTTCGTCAAGTGTTTATATTAAGGGAACTCCAATTCACGTTCGTGGAGCACTTCTCTTTAATCATTATATAAAGCAGAATAAACTCACTGGGAAGTATTCCTTGATTCAAAATGGTGAAAAAATTAAATTTATTTACCTCAAAAAGCCGAACATTATTCATGAAAATGTGATATCTTTCATTCAAGATTTTCCAAAAGAACTCAATCTTGACGGATACATAGACTATGAACTACAATTTGAAAAGGCATTTTTAGAACCCCTAAAAATTATTCTTGATGTTGTTGGTTGGCAAGTTGAGAAAACTTCTAGTTTGGAATCTTTCTTTTGTTAATTGTGGACATGTAAAATGAAAAATATAAAAGAGATGAAATGATGGACTTTTTAAAGGATATTATAAAAGAGATTGGTGATGATTATACCAAACTCGCTTCTGATATTGACGAAACAGAAACTTATGTTGACACGGGTTCGTACATTTTTAACGCACTGGTCTCAGGTAGCATATTTGGTGGCGTATCTGGGAATAAGATTACTGCTATTGCTGGAGAGTCTTCTACTGGAAAAACTTTCTTCAGCCTCGCCGTTGTTAAGAATTTTCTTGATACCAATCCCGATGGTTATTGTCTCTATTTTGATACTGAGGCTGCCATTACTAAGACTCTCTTGGAGTCACGCGGCATCGACACATCACGTCTTGTCGTGGTTAATGTTGTCACAGTAGAAGAGTTTCGTGGCAAGGCACTTAAGGCAGTAGACCTTTATATGAAAAAACCTGAGGGAGAGCGTAATCCTTGTATGTTTGTGCTAGACTCTCTGGGTATGCTTTCAACTAGTAAAGAGATTAATGATGCTCTAAACGATAAAGAAGTTAGAGATATGACTAAATCTCAACTTATCAAAGGTGCCTTTAGAATGCTCACACTCAAACTAGGTCAAGCAAATGTTCCACTTCTTGTCACAAATCACACATACGATGTCATCGGAGCTTATGTACCAACGAAAGAAATGGGTGGAGGTTCTGGACTCAAGTACGCAGCAAGTACGATCATCTATCTCAGCAAAAAGAAAGAGAAGGATGGAACAGAAGTGGTCGGCAATATTATCAAAGCTAAGACTGCTAAGTCGCGTTTGAGTAAGGAAAATAAAGATGTGGAGATTCGTTTGTTTTATGATGAACGTGGTCTGGATCGATATTACGGACTACTTGAACTCGGTGAGATTGGCGGTTTGTGGAAAAATGTCGCAGGTCGTTATGAGATTGATGGCAAAAAGATTTATGCTAAGCAGATTCTTAAAGAACCTGAAGTATATTTCACAGAAGAAGTAATGAAACAGTTGGACGAAATCGCACGAAAGGAATTTAGTTATGGAGAAAGTTGAGTTTCTAATTCTTAGAAACCTGTTACATAATGAAAACTATATTAGAAAAGTAATACCATTTATTAAATCTGAATATTTTGAAGAAGCAAATCAAAAGATAGTATTTGAAGAAATACTATCTTTCATTCAGGAATATAATCAGCCAGCGACTAAAGAAGTTCTTTGTATTGAAGTAGAAAAACGTCAAGATATTAATGACGAATCTTTTAGAGAAATTACCCAAATAATTTCTTGTCTTGAAGATGTTCCTGTAGAGTTTAATTGGTTAGTTGACACTACTGAAAAGTGGTGTCGCGATCGTGCCATTTATTTGGCACTTATGGAATCTATTCATATTGCTGATGGTAAAGACGAAAAGAAAAATCGAGATAGCATTCCTTCTATTCTTTCTGATGCTCTTGCTGTAAGTTTTGATACACATATTGGACACGATTACTTACAAGATTATGAACAACGCTACGAGTCTTATCACAAAAAGGAGGATAAAATTGAATTTGATCTTGAATACTTTAACAAAATCACGAAAGGTGGGATCCCTAACAAAACTCTTAATATCGCTCTTGCTGGTACGGGCGTCGGGAAGTCTCTATTCATGTGCCATGTGGCTAGCTCCGTCTTGCTCCAAGGGAGGAACGTTCTGTACATTACGTTGGAAATGGCAGAAGAACGTATTGCTGAAAGAATTGATGCAAACCTCTTGAATGTTCCTATTCAAGATATTGTTGACCTTCCTAAACAAATGTTTGAGACTAAGGTTAATAATCTTGCAAAGAAGACACAAGGGACTTTAATTATTAAAGAGTATCCAACTGCATCTGCTCATGCTGGACATTTTAAGTCTTTATTGAATGAACTCGCTCTTAAAAAATCATTCAAACCCGACATTATCTTTATTGATTATTTGAATATTTGTTCTTCTTCGAGGTATCGTGGAAATGCAAATATTAACTCATATACATTTGTGAAAGCGATTGCTGAAGAACTTCGTGGACTTGCTGTAGAGTTTAATGTTCCTATAATGAGCGCGACACAGACAACTAGATCTGGGTTTGGTTCATCTGATGTTGAACTTACTGATACTTCTGAATCTTTTGGTCTTCCTGCGACCGCTGACTTAATGTTTGCACTTATTAGTACAGAAGAACTTGAAGGTCTTGGTCAGATTCTTGTAAAACAACTTAAAAACCGATATAATGACCCTACCATTCATAAACGTTTTGTGATTGGTATTGACCGTGCAAAAATGCGTCTTTATGACTGTGAACAATCTGCTCAACAAGATATTCTTGACAACGGACAAGAAGAAGAGTATGATTACGAAGAAAAGAAACCTAAAAAATCATTTGAGGGATTTAAGTTTTGATTAATATTGAAAAAGAAACTCTTTCTAACGGAGACACTAAATTTACTATGACTGATAATAAAGTAATCGATACAAAGAAATATATTGATTTTGTTCGCCAAACTACAAGTCCTGCAAGTAGCGATTTTGCTCAACTGCTTGCTCGTATGACTGAACTTGAAGCAAATGATGAAGCAGATGTTCCCCGTCTTCTTACCGCTGCTCTTGGTATGAGCGCAGAAGCTGGTGAGTTTACTGAGGTTGTGAAAAAGATTATTCTTCAGGGGAAACCGTATACGATTGATAATCAGTTTCATATGAAGCGTGAACTTGGTGACATTTGTTGGTATATTGCTCAAGCACTAATGGCACTTGATACAAACTTCGAAGAGATTCTTGAGATGAACTACGAAAAACTGAGTGCTCGTTATCCTGAAGGAACCTTTGATGTTTATCGTAGCGAAAATCGTGTGGAGGGAGACCTGTGACCAAGAAAAATCTAGTAACAATTGAAATGGATGCTCGTACAGCAGCAGCAGTACGCCAAGTTTTGTTTGATGCACAAAAAGGATATACTTATGATGAAGTAAGTATTCCTCCTCGCGTTTCTGATATTCGTGGAGTGATTCAGCAACTTGATGACAATATCGGCGCTGTTCTTGGCGTAGAATAAATAAAAGCAAAAATGTCGTTAATTGGAAAAAGAAAGGGGAGACCAACTACAAGGACTCAATTTGAATCAATTCTTAGTAATTTTTTGAGGTTTCTAAAAAAGCAGCTTAGATTTGATTATAATATTCCAATTATTCTTGTGGATGACGTAGACTTTTGTAAAAACAATAAAACCTTTGGATTAATGTATCCAGATAAGATTGTTATTAGTATTGTTAATCGTCATCCAATAGATATTTTGAGAACAGTTGCTCATGAATATATTCATCATAAGCAACAAAGTGAGGGTAAAAAATTAAATGGAAATGCAGGAAGCGTAAGTGAAAACGAAGCAAATGCAAAAGCGGGAGAAATACTTAGGAGGTATGGAACCCTTCATCCAGAGTTATTTGACTTAACTCCTGTTAGATAAATTATTTTTTATAAATAACTAGAAAGTATTTGTAAAAAACAATGTCTAGAATCACTGGAAAAGATGCTCTTGGACTTTTTGAAGCCTACCAAGCAGTTTATAATTCCCAAGAACTAACCGAAGAGCAGATTTGGGAAGAAGTTGAGAATTGGGTAAATTCACTTCTACAAGAAGGACATGATCTAACCGGTTATACTTGGGAAGATATGTATGAAGCATATGTTAAAGAGGCAAGAGCAGAGGGTGTAAAACCATATAAGCCAATGCCTACCCAAGCAGACGTTAGAGCAAATGCCGCTGCTGCCCGCCAAAAGCACCTAGAGAAATCAAAGGGCAAGTCTGGTTATGGTCCAGAAGATAAGTTCAAGAGTGATTGGAAACTAAGAGCAACCCCATCTTCAACAAGTAAGAGAAGAGATGGAAGCGTTGAGACCGTTTCTCAAAGAATGGATAGAGAAAAGCCTTATGGCAAGAGAATGACTGGCGAACTTGCTAGAAAGCAAGGAAGTCGTATTGCTTCTGCGGTAACTAGAACAATTGAGGGTCCAGGAGAACCTCAGGCAGTTACAATGCCCAGAAAAACATCTAAAGTATCAAAAGAGGTTATTCGTAAAGAGCACGTAGACATCTATGATTTAGTTCTTTCTCATCTCCTCGATGAGGGTTATGCAACTACAGTAGAAGCAGCAGAAAAAATCATGGTTAATATGAGTGAGCAGTGGATTGAAAGCATTCTTGGTTGATATAAATTAAATATAAATTAATATCCCCCTTTCTAAATATAAGAAAGGGGGATATTTTAATGGCAAGTAAAATAGCCGCAGAAATTTTGAATGAAACTATGTGGGTTGTTTATTATGCCATTTGTAAAAAATCTAATAATTTTACTATAAATGGAACAAAAATAGATTCAAATTATTGGATTGAAGTATTTGGATCAAAAGATAAATTGAGAGGATTTTTAAAAAAGTTTGGTTTAGATGCGGATTTAAATAACTTGTCATATGAAGTTTCAAATATTGACTCTAAGATGGATGCTGCATATGCTAAGAGTTTCTTTGTTTCAAATGACTGGCATAATGCATTAGAATCTCAAGTAAAAAATTTTTTAAAGAATTCAAAAGTAAGTTTTACAAGAAATCTTAAAATAATGCGTCAGGATAAATTTTATGAGATTAGTGGTATAAATGATTTGATGCAGAAAAATGTATTTAAGATTTTTCAATTTAATGCTACTCTTGACAGATGGAATCCTTCTGATGTTTGGTTTTATAGTGATGTTGCAGTACGTGAGATAAAGGAATATATTAAAACATCCAAAGCTATTTTAAAAGAAACAAGAGCTCTTCAACCTAGGATTCAAAAAAATTATGCTCTTGAAGATGTTATGGGACTTAATAGATTATTTTTAAAATTGTATGAGGAAAAAAAATTAGCGCCAGTATCTCTTAAAAAGGCAACTTCAACTAAGGGAGTGTATTCGAGTAGGGTAGGACTTGTGAACGTTCCGCAAGATGATATGGGAAGACCGACCCCACCTAAAGTTAGTGCAACACAATTACCAATAAAACCATATATAAAAGATTATGTTGCTGGAGGTTTATCTGGTAGTAGTGGTAGAGATTTAAAATATGATATTGAAATAGACCAAGTTATTTTAGATAAAAATGGAAGAAAACAGTATGTGAGGGAATATGATTATGTTGGGTATAATTCTAAGGGTAAGACTTTGAGTGTAAAAAAAGAAAGGCAGTTTTCTCAAGCTCAGGGTGGATCTATTGGGTTGGATATTGCGGAAAAAGTTTTATATACTGCAAATGGAAGTAGAAATATCAAACAGATTAGGAATGAAATTTTTAAATCTAGTTTGTCTTCTGATTTATTAAGTAAAGGAGAAATGAAAGGGAAGGATAGGGAAGACCAACTTAACAATGCATTAGAGTATATTTCAAAGATGTGTGAAGAACTTGACCCATCAGTTAAAAATAAACAAATTAGATTTGCCAGGACTGATGCAAACAATGATAGAGAATTGAAAAATAAAGATTCTTATATTGAAACGCAAAATAAACTTGAAATCGCTATGGCTATTGAAAAGTCTGGAATACCGGATGAATTAGTTTTAGATTTATGGAAAGCAATTACAAGTAAAGGAATAACAAATAGAAAAGATTATGAAAAGTTGATTGAAAGAATTGCTAAATCTAAATTAGAGCAATCTAAAAGAAAAGGACAAAAACAATTATCTCAAAAAGAAGCTGATGTAGCTGCCTCAGAATCTTTGAGAGCAACTATGTACGGAAATATTAATAAAGTTCCTGGATCATTTCACGTTAAATTATATTAATAAATAATTAGAAACCTATAAAATGAAAAGATTTACCCAATTTATTATAGAAGCAAAAGAAACCAGAGCATCTCAACAAGCTAAAGGACTTGGACTGGTTGGTAATGGGCACGGTGATTGGTACAATCCGCAAGGGGAGTTTGTTGCAAAAACTGTAAACGGTAAACTTGAATTTTTTGATAAAGGGCAGAGAATTGGAAAGAGAGATATTCCACCAAAAGCAGGGGCGTCTGCATCTCAAACATCATCGCAAGGGCAAGCAGTAGCACCTGAAGGTCAACCGGTTCCTCCACAACCTGTCGGGACATCTCAGGAACAACCAGTCCGTGGTGAAGATGAATTTTTAACGGTTATTTTTGCAAAGTTCAATCCACCGACAAAGGAGCATAATAAACTATTTTCTACTGCACAAAGAATTTCTTCTGGTGGAGAAATTAGAATCTATCCATCAAGAACACAGGATTCCAAACAAAATCCTTTAAATGCAAACAGGAAAATTTCATATTTAAGAAAGATGTTTCCTGATATTGCTGAATTAATAGTTAATAATCCTGAAATGAGAACTATATTTGATGTATTAGTTTCTGCAAATGAAGATGGGTATTCTAATATTAATATTGTTGTTGGATCTGATAGATTGTCAGAAATGCAGAGTCTTTCCGCAAAACATAATGGAACTTTTTATCAATTTAATGAAATCAAAGTTGTTCCCACAGGAAACTTTGATTCAGAAAAAGATTCCTCAGGTATTTCTTCGGGGATGTTAAGAAAGGCAGCTGCAGATAATAATTTTAGAGAATTTAAACGCGGAATGCCTAAGGGAATGAAAGAACCTGATGTTAAAAGACTTCTTAATGATGTACGGAAGGGAATGGGATTAAAGCAAGAAATGAAAGAGAATTATAATCTTTGGGAAATTGCTCCTAAACTTGACTATACAAACCTAAGAGAAAATTATATTTGTAATAAAATTTTTAAAATTGGGGATATTGTGGAAAATATGAATACTGGATTAGTTGGGAAAGTTATTCGTAGGGGCACAAATTATCTAATTTGCGTAACAGAAGATGATGTAATGTTTAAATCCTGGATTAAAGATTTGGCAGAATATACTGAAGTGAAGATGGATAGTCCAATGAGAGATAAAATCCATCCAAATACTTTAGTAGGAACTTTAGGTGCTTTTAAACACTATGCAAAAATGACTCCCGGTGCAATCGGGACGGGAAAAGAAAACTTGCAATATGGTGGAAAACCATATGGAGTCAATTTCATAAATAAGTATAGAAAAATAAAAGAAAACATTTATTCTAATGTCTAATAATATTTTTAACGAAGGGAAAAAATCAAAACCAGATTATCTTGATTTTGATAAGGATGGAAATAAATTTGAGACTATGAAAAAAGCCTTAAGGGATAGGTTAAAAGTTGCTGAAGAATTAAAGGGAGGCCAGCATAAAATTGATGTTGCTGCTCCTTATGGGGAATTAACATCTGCTGATTTTAAAAAACTTCGTAAAAGTAAAAAGAAAGTAGTTAAAGAATCTCTCTCAAATTGGAGAGAAGATTTAATTGAAATTGCAGATAAAATTCCATCAAATAAAAGTGAAATTCCAGAAGTTGTGGAGAAAAAAGTTAATAACAAAATTAAAATTAATCCAACTATTGGCGAATCAGTAGAAAATCTTGGCGGAACCCTTCTTGAAATGGTTGAGATTGATGAAGTTGATTATATTGTTGAGAGTGTTTATAGTGAACTTCTTGAAGAAGGATATGGAGAGGATGATATTGAAGAAGCAATTGAATATGCACTTACTGAAGCAACTGTAACTTTTGGTCACGATACTCCAACAGGACAAAAAAAGAAAAGTAATTTATTAGGGGCAGTTGGAAGACTTG